ACTTCCGGCCATGCCACCACTGACCTTCGTTCAAGAACAGGTGAGAAAACGGCGCGAAGCCGAGGAAAAGGCGGCGGTGAATGCTTTTGGAGACAAGCGGCCTCCAGGGACAGCGCTTCAAAGGGTTATCGCACGAGGTAACGCCAATGAGGACGCTTTTGCTGCTGCGCTTCCAGAGGACCTCCCTCCTCCGCTCCCACGCTACGCGGACGAGCTCCCGTCTCCTCCGCTCCCGGCTCCTGTGGCTCCTGTGGTGGTGACGGCTCCTGCGGCTGCGGCTCCTGTGGCTGTTCCTGCGCTCCCGCCTCCTCCGCTCCCGGTTCCTGCGCTGGCGGCGGCTCCGGCTCCTCCTCTTGCGCTCCCCGCGGCGCTCCCGGCTCTTTCGGAGGAGGAACTCGCTCGCACTGCCGACGAGGGCAAAAGACTGGCAGACGAGATGCTGCGCGCTTCGCTCAGCCCCAAGGATGCGGCGTTGAAAGAGGAGCTCGAGGGCATTGCCCGTGGTGAAATCCAAGTTACAGACGAAACAGGCCGTGCGAATGTCACGCCAAATTCCCTAGCCGAAGCCGAGGCCCAAGCCGCGGCTAAAGCGGCGCTGCTTGAGAGCGCCACTGGGATTGACGAGTCGGCGGCGGCACGGTCAGCCACACTTGAAACAAGTGCTAAGATAGCCGAGGACGCGAGAAAACAACTCCAAGAGTCGGCGGCGCACCGAGCGGCGGTCACGGCCGAGCTAGAAGCTCTACGGCAGAAAGCCGGCAAGCGTCGTCGTCGCAAGACTCCCAGGCGCCCCAAAAGGCGCCAAGGTCGTCGGGCGCGGAAATCTACTTTCAGAAGACGTCGCAAGCATTAACAAATGAGTTCCGACGACCTGGTGGTAGCGAAGACTGTCCAGACCGCTCCGATTCGCATCCTTGCCGAGGGTCTCAAGTCCATGCTGGTGGAGATGAGCCTAGTGTTCGACAAGGACGGAATCCGCATGATTGCCATGGACAACACACGCACAGTCTTGACGCACATGCGCCTGCATGCGTCCAAGTTTGAGCACTACGAGTACAACCACACCGCACCCAAGTTGGATGTGGGCCTGAACACGGACCACTTCTACCGCATTGTCAAGACTGTAACGAACGATGATACCATTACCTTTTCAGTCTCCAAGTCGGAGTCCAATCACCTGTGCATCACCCTGGAGAATGGCGAGAAGAAGCGCCGTATCCGCAACAAGCTGAACCTGCTGGACCGCGACGAGTCGGACATCAACATGCCGGAGACAGAGTTTGCCACCCGCATCACGATGCCGTCCATGGATTTCCAGAAGATTTGCCGCGACATGACGTTGCTGTCGGCCAAGACCGTGGACATCAAGAACGTAGGGTCCACGCTGACCTTCACCTGCAAGGGTCCGTTTGCATCCCAGACCGTGACGATGGGCGACAGTACCTCCGACATTGCCATTGACAAGCAAAAGCCCGACGAGATTGTCTCCGGTACGTTCAGTCTGCCGCACCTGGTCCTGTTCACCAAGTGCTCTAACCTGTCCAACAACCTGGAGGTCCACATGAAAAATGATTGGTTTCTAATGATCCGCTACGTCATTGCGAATCTGGGCGACATCAAGCTGTGCCTGATGCCTTGCTCGTCTTGAAAAGGGATTCGGCTTACACATATTTTGGTAGTAGAAGTAAGGATAAAGCATGTCAAAAATCACCTGCACTCACTGTGGTTCGGCGTTCGCGAAGAAGGAGTACACCAAGCACCTAGAGTCGGTTGTTGCGGAGACCACTCTCGCGAAACAGGCGGATGGACAGCATTTGGCTATCAGTCTCTTCTCTGGCGCTGGCGGTGACACGGTTGGCATGGAGAATGCGGGCCTCAAGGTGGTTGCCTTCTCTGAGAACAATGCAGCCTGCGTCCGTACCCACAAGGCCGCCTTTCCCGACAGCAAGTGGTTGGGCGAGACCGTCAAGGGCAACATCACGAACATCCCCGACTCCGAGTTTGAGCCCTATACTGGAAAGATAAAGGTGGTCTTTGCCGGGTTCCCCTGCCAGGGCTTCTCCAATGCGGGCAAGAAGGATACCAACGATCCTCGTAACCGCATGTTCCAGCAGTTCCTCCGCGTGGTTCGCATCGTCAAGCCCGACTGGATATTTGGCGAGAATGTGGCTGGCTTGCTGACCAAGAAGACGGACGATGGAGAGAACAGCGTCATTGACGCAATCAAAGAGTGCTTTGCGGAGATTGGATACCCTATCCACTACAAGGTCTACGACATGACCACGGTTGGGGTTCCGCAGGCCCGCAAGCGTATCGCAATCATCGGCAACCGCCTGGGTCTTCCAGTGGAGATGCCGACGTTTGATGAGGCGAAGGTTGGGTTGCGTCACATCGCAGAGCCCAGTATGGAGGGGGCTATCGAGACTGCATTGGACCTGCCACCTGAGTGTTGCGTGTCCGTGCCCGAGGATGCCGAGCCGTCTGGGACCCCACATCCGTTCATGGTCAAGAAGCACGGAGAGAACCTGATTTCCTTCCGCAAGCGCGACTCACCCGTTCACAGTGAGGTACTTGACCTGCGCAAGCCCTGCAAGACCTTGATTTGCGCGTACACGTTCCAACCCCGGTTGTACGTGGGACTGGTCAAACCCAGTGGTAAAAAGTATATTAGGTGCCTGACTGTGCGCGAGGCGGCGCAGATTCAGGGCTTTCCGGCCGACCACCCCTTCCAAGGGTCGCGCGACGACCAAATCAAGCAGGTAGGAAACGCGGTTCCTGCGTTGTGGGTCACGCAGATGGTTCAGTCTATGCTAGCCACTGCTTGATATCCGTGTGGCGTGCGGCGCAGCCCTCGTCGAGGTTCAGGCCACGGAACTCCTGCTTGGGGTATGGTACGCAGAGGTTCTTCTTGCCCAGGCGCACCGCCTCGGCATTTAGTGTGTCGGCGAGCTCACGTTGGAGCTCATCCCACGCGAGCGCTAGGACGAGTGAGTCCTTGTCTCGGATATGGTCACCGAAGAAATAGTGCACCTTATCCTTGATTGCGACGTACAGCATGCTGCGATCAGCTGTCTGGATGTGGGTGTTCCACGTCGGACCACCACTTTTAATCTCGATGCCGAACTGACACACTATCGTGCGGGCACGGACATCAATCAGCAGAATGTCCGGGTTGGCCTGCGAGCCATACGGCTGGTGAATGGCATACACACCATCGGCATCGGGCATTACGAACCGACACTCGTTGCGGTGCTGGACGGCGCGTGTGAAACCAAAGAAGTCGCCTGGGCTCATGGGCAGGCTGAAGAGGTTCTTCTTTTTCTTGAGAGTGGGAATGATGGGTAGTCCAAGCATGGCCAGTGCGGCCTTCTCGGTCTTGGATGAGCTCTGCTGCGTCTCAGACCCGCCATCGGCTTTGAGGTCAGAGGCGTCGAGACAGGTGAGCAGGCGGAGGACTGCGACCTTGAGGGCAGTCGTGAGGACGGTTTGCAGAGGGGCGGCACCCATTGCCGCGCGGATGGAGGCTATCTTGTCGGAGATGAGAGACTGCATCTTGTATGTGTGTGAAGGGACCGGCTCTAGGTACCTTCTGGACCTACGGAATCCATTTTCAACCATTGAAAAGGGGAATGTCCCACCGTACTCTGGTAACCCTACACAATGGACACCATCCTTCAAGGTGACTGCAAGGAAGTCTTACACGGACTTGCAGCCAACTCGGTCGACCTCACTGTGACCAGCCCTCCGTACGATGGCATTCGCGACTACAAGGGGTTCTCCTTCACACTGGACGACTTCCGAGTCATTGCCACTGAGTTGTATCGCGTGACCAAACCTGGGGGCATCGTGGTGTGGGTGGTTGGTGATGGAACGGTCAATGGCAGTGAGTCGGGGACGTCGTTCCGTCAGGCGCTTGGTTTCATGGATGCTGGGTTCAAGCTCCACGATACCATGATTTACGAGAAGAACACGTCCTCCTTCCCTGCGCGGCGTGATGGAAAGCGATACACGCAAATCTTCGAGTACATGTTCGTGCTGTCCAAGGGCGCACCCAAGACGGGCCACCTCATCTGCGACAAGCAGAACAAGTGGGCAGGGCACACGAATTGGGGCAAGAATACACAGCGGGGACCCGACGGAGAGCTGGTCCAAACTGCGGATATCAAGCCGGTTCCCGAGACGTCTCCACGGAACAACATCTGGCACTACGTCGTTGGCAAGGGGTTCAACTCGTCCGACAAGGAGAGCCATTCTCATCCTGCCATCTTTCCCGAGAAGCTTGCCGAGGACCACATCAAGTCGTGGTCTGACCCAGGCGATGTCGTGCTTGACCCGTTCTGCGGGTCAGGAACCACATGCAAGATGGCAAAGAAAAATGGACGTCACTACATCGGAATTGATGTGAGTGAGGAGTATTGCACGCTTGCAAAGACCATCCTGGCTAAATACGAAACACCCACGAGCGCCCCTGCTTGACAAGCTCGCGGCCCGTGCCGTGGCAAATGAGCCAGGTCACAAACTTGTTCGTGAATCCGAAAGCCCGCGTCTTGCTACCCTTGGAACCGTGGGGGTGGATGTGAAGGAACTTTTGTCCCTTCTGCGACACAGCCTTGGCGACCACGCAGTCCCGAATGCTAGCATAGTCAGTCGCGATGCTCTCCCGGATATCGGCAGGCAGGGTGGCTAGGTCGTAGTGGAAGAGCGCGACCACCTGCTCGTTCAGAATGTCCTCCATGGAGGGACGCGACTTGTCCCGCACCAGGACCGCCATCACGCCCTTCTGAACCTTGGCGTAGGCCTTGCAGTCCTGCAGCGTGGGCGCATCCACAATGTGCTGAAGGGTCTCGTACTTGTCGGTCGAACCCACGTTGGTCAGGGTCAGGCGTTCCTTGGCATTGTAGGCGTCCCCAATCCGCTTCACGTGCGTGGCCTTCACATCGGCCAGCACGAGGTCAGGGGTCGCGTCGCAATTCGGCTTCTTGCCGAAGATGAAGAACTCGACCAGCTTGCCCGCCGAGCCCTTGTCGTTGCCCACCAACGACTGGCGGTTGGCATCGCAGAAGGTCCGCAGTTCGGGGCAGAGGTCGCACGCGCGGGTGTGCAGGGTCTGGAGAGTGCAGGGCAGGGACGGGTGGAGAGCGGCGATGTACTGGAGAGCGGCCGCGGCGGCGGTGTGGATGTTGAGGAGAGTGAAGGTCATTTTGGCAGGCCGACTCTAGGTTGGCTTGGCTCTACGGAATCCATTTTCAGAACAACTCGTTCAGCAGCAGCTGAATGAACCGCACGCGGTCAATGCCAAACCGCAGGTCGCTTGTAACGGTCCACACAGCCTGAGCAATGCACACACGGAGCTCAGGTATCATTATTGAGTCTCGGGTTTCTTGGGTAAACCGCATTTGCGGCATCGGCGGTAGGTGCGACGACGGCCACCGCCGTACGTAAACTCTGCATCTGCGGATGTCATTGCCTCGTCGGTCTGGTCTCCACCGCGCCGCGCACGCTTGGGTGCGGGTGCGGGTGCGGGTGCGGGTTTTGGGGATCGTTGTGCCTTCTGCGCAGGAGCGGATACTTGTGTTATCTTGGTATAGATGGCTTCAACTTCGGCGACTAGTCCTCCCTTGTCGTGATATCCAAGTGCCGTGTAGAACTGAGACTTCATGTCACGCTTCGCAAACTCGCGCGCCTTTGTTCCCGACATGTTCTCGGCTGAAATGTCCTCAAGACTGGGATTTCTCTCTGCACTACCGAATGCCACAAAATTGTCGGGTTTGTTATCTTCACTCCATATCCTAGACTCTGGTCCGAAGTCAATCGCGCGGGCACTACCATTGACGAGAGTTATGTTTGGCTTGCCCTTCTCTTTGAGCCATTTGAGTGCATTCAGCGGACCACCACACGAAGGGTCGCATGTAGCCGTGTCTACGAAGGTAACACCATTGGGGAACATGTGTTTAAGAATGGGGATTTTCATGGCAGAGGTTAGCGGGTTCTTGTCCGGGGGTGACATTGCGGACGATACAAACACAAACGCCTCCCCACCTTCTGCAGCCTTGATAACTGCCTCTATCAGTGACTTGTGTCCAATGGTCGGCGGTTGGAAGCGACCGATGGTATACGCGACCTTCATTGTTATTCCTACTGAAAAAGCAATGGACTCGGAGACGGGTACAGCCATTCTCGTGGTCAGCACCACGATTCTCCACACGTGGCTTATCTATGTGTCCTTCTACTGGATATCGAATAATTGCGAGTGCGTTTGACCTACTTCGGCCTCTGATTGTGGGCCTTGTAAGCAATGTCGTCACCCAGCTTCATCTTGAGCGTGGGACTGAACAGCTTGCGGTCAGACACCTTGGTCGTGGAGTTCCAAATCTTCACGATGTGGAATTGTCCCTTGGGGCTGACCGTCACCCCAGAGATGGTCTCGTTCTGTCCTTTCAGGAAGGACTCGGCGATGCAGTGGACCATGCAGTCCACGAACACCGCGTGTGTGTCGGCGGCGTCCACCTTCTTGGACCACGCACCGCCCTTGTCGTTCTCGGGCGCATCCCACAGCGGTGGAATCCCCGTGCGCATGAAGAAGAACATGCCTGATTCCCACATTTCCTTGGGAATGCCGTCCACGATGGTCCAGAAGTCAGAGACATCCTTGACCTCAAAGATGCGGATGTAGCTTTGCAGAGAGTAGTCATTGTTCGCAGGGTCGTGATACCAGAGAGTCCACATTCTAGCACGAGTCCCCTTGCTCTGATAACCACGCTTCCGTTTTCCGCCCTCCGTCGCACCCACTAAAAACGAATCTATGCACTAGCAAGGGAACTTGAGGGTGGGATGGATACTGTAACCAACATCTACAGCAACCGTGCTACCCTCACTCGCCCCCTTCCAGCCGAGATTGCGACGCTGCTTGCGCGCCTCGCCACCTCGTTTCGTCCTACCTTCCGCCGTCCACTCCGTCGCGAGCCGCCTCCTGTTCAGAATGACAACTGGCGCACCAATGTGCTGGTGGAGGTGGCGCGGAAGGTCAGGGACAAGGACGACCCCGACTACGACGAAATCAACGCCTTCCTCAACAAGCTCTCCAAGCAGACGTACGACAAGCTGCTGACGGCCATCAAGACCAAGCTGGCCGCTCGCGATGCGATGTTCCGTCTTCGCATCACCACCCTGCTGTTTGACCGCGGTATCAAGCAGAATTTCTACGCATCCATGCTGGCGGATGCGTACAACGACATCATCAAGTCCCACGAGGACGCCCGCCAAGACCTGGCGGTTCAAATCGGAATGTTCGACACGCTGTACGAGACAACCGCAGTGGTCATCGTGCCGTCGTCCACAGACCCCACGTTCAATGACATGATTATTGCGTGGACCAAACAGAAGGAGACAAAGCGTGGTTTCGCCGTCTATGTGGCTGAGCTGTTCACGCGCGGACTGCTGCCGCCGGGCGTCATGGAGACCATGGTGCGCCAGGTGGTGGACGATGCCAAGGAGAGCATGCGTCTTCCCAAGACACCCCAGGGCGAGGAGCACGTGGACCACCTGGTCCGCTTCTTGGCTGCCATCTCTCCCAAGGTGAAGCTGGTCAAGGAACTGGCCATCGGATTGTTGGCGGTTCCTCGCGCAGAGACGCCGTGTCTCTGCATGAAGTCCAGGTTCAAGCTGGAGGACTGCACAAAGTAGGCGGCACAGCGTTCAAACGCGACACTTCCAAGACTCGGGGTGTTACAAAATGAGCTGCCCCTCCGCGACAGTCATGGCTGCGGCTGCCAAGATTGCCATTGAGCAGGACCGTCCGATTTACCTTGATTACTATGGCGACAGCATCACCAAGGCGTGCTGCATCGGCGTCCGTGGAGACGAGAAGTGTCTGGTGAAGTCCGACACTGAGTACACATCCCCTATCGCCTCCATCATGCGCCTGAAGGAGGAGAAGGTCTTTTTAGTCTTGACGGAGAACAGCCTGTATGTCGTGTCTGCCGATATCCCTGTTAAACGCATCGTGGCGTCTACTACGGAAGCGACTGCGTAATGTCGTCCACGTTCCCCCCACCCCACCGCATCCTGTACGAGTGCATGAATGACCGCCTCTCTGCCGACCACTGGGCGGAGTACAAGGCAAAACACAGCCGCGAGGCTGAGTTTGAAGAAGTGGACGCAGCCGTCATGAACTCCATCGACGACTTTGCCCCCTGGTTAACCCAATGGATGTCCTTCGTTCCCTCTCAAACCCATTTCCGTGCGCGCATCCTGCTGGTGTGGCACGCCCATTTCTTGAGTGCAGCCTGTCAGCAGACCCTGCGCCGCTCCTTGGAACAGCGGTCTTTTCGCTGCCGAATTTGGTTTCACGTGGAGGAGCCGTTGCTCCAACCCGCAATCGTGAGTCGCTGCAGCGTCACCACGTTTCCTCGGTATGAACACGCGCCGACCGTGGAGGGAGTCCTGGACACCTCCTATTGGGACGACCCTGCGGCGGCCGAAACGGAATTACAAGGGGCAAGGAAGTAAAGAGTATGCGCGTATTTACAGATGGCTCCTGCCCAAGCAATGGACGCGCAGGCGCACGTGCTGGATTCGCGGCCTGGTTTCCTGAACATCCCGATTGGTCCGAGGGTCATCGAGTACCAGACCAGGAGGACCAAACGAACAACCGTGCGGAGCTCTCTGCTATCCGTCTTGCAGTGGACATTCTGGAGAGACGCGGTTGCCTGGACGAAGACATCGTGGTGTATTCAGACTCGGATTATTCCATTAAGTGCGTCAGTACGTGGGTGACTGGGTGGATATCACGTGGCTGGAAGACATCAGACGGCAAGGCTGTGTCGCACCGCGACCTGATTGAGGACATTGTCACGCGCATCTCCAAGTTCAAGTCTCACCGCTTCGTCCACGTCAAGGCCCATACGGGAGGCTCCGACGACCTGTCCATCCAGAACGACCGCGTGGACCGCATGGCTCGCGAGGCGGTGGAAGGCAAGAAAGAGATTGTGCTGCCTCCACCCTCTGCGGAGATTGTGGCTGGATGTCCACTGGCTATCTTGGGTCCTCCTGTTGCCCAGGGAACGCTGCTTCATTGGATGCGGGAACATCTGGACTCCTTCGACAGGGACTTGGTAGACAAGCACCTGTACAAGGCATTTCAGGAGGTGTGCAAGACACGAAGCATCACGCTGACCAAGAACGTCTCCCAGCGCACCACCATGCTGCGAGCCGAGCTAACGACCGTGTCCATTGAGAAGACAGACGTCTAAACATTGCGTGCCCATAAAGATAAATGAGTGTCACTGCCTTTCACTTCTGGTCTCCTACATGCGGACCCTGCAAGCACATCAAGCCTGTCATTGAGCAGATGAAGGAGGACTTTCCTACCATCAAGTGGGAGACGGTCAATACCCATGACGACGACAAGGGCATTGCGCGGATGATGAAGGTTCAG